AGATAAGTAGTCTAAATAAGAAAAAAGCCACTCGTTGAAGTGGCTCTTTTTATTTATAGCTCTAGCTTTGCTTGGTCTAGTCTTTTACATAATTTAGTAATTCGTCCAGTCTTGGTTTGATATAACTTTCATAATCTGAATTATCTGCAAGCATATCAGATACTTCAATTATTATTTCAACTGCGTCTGATTTTGTCATTGTTTAGACTCCTTATAATATTTTAACATTTGCTGCACCCATCTTGGAATTGGTTTTGCACCTGATAGCCAAGTTGATACAATATTGCGATCAGATTGTGTAACCTGATCGAAGCATATACGAGATAAATCAGCTTGACTAATATCAAGCTGAGTCATTAATTTTTTAAGCTGTTTTGGTGTCATTAGAACTGCTGGATTATAAATGAATTTTTAGCTAATTCTATAACAGAAGTATTATCTCTAATTTTTTCGATTGTTGGATAATCTTCTTTGCTATAATCTTGCCAGAATTCCTGAATATTTTCATATTCTGAATATTCACAGCAGAACGCTATTGGATCAAATTCGATACCCAAACAAGAACCATTTTCTGAAACTGCATCATCTAGCTCTTCTAAATGATCAAATAAAGCAACTCTCCCATCATAAGAGAAGTTGTTTGGTCTATGTTTCATAAACCAATCGTTAAAAGTATTAAAATTTATAGTGTCATACATAGTTTAAACTCCTGATACTAATAAATGTAAATAAAAGAAATCTAACAGCATCCACATTGATGCTGGTAAACCTAGAATAATAGTAATTTTGTCGTATAAATTTAAAGTTTTGAAATCTTTGATAAATTGTTTCATTGTGATAATTCCTCGACCAAGTCATATTGATCTGAAGTCAAACCTTTTTTAACTGCAGAAATATAACAATCTTCACAAAGTGAATTTGAGTCATCATCATGATAAACATCTAAAAATAGTTCGTTACATTCATCACATTCAACAGATTGACAATCTACGCACATATAACCTGAGTGTTTGTCATTTTCTGCTGGGATGCGATTTACAAACAAACCAGAACCGTATGAAGTATCTTTTTGACACTCAACACAGTTTTGACCGATATTTTTTATATTGTTCATAAATATCCTTTCAATTACCCTTATAATGCCTAGTGTTATATAATGTCAAGCGTTATAATTAAAAAAATTAAAAATAAATAAATATGGTAGGTAGACCTAGTAAAAAAATACAATGTGAAGCACGCAGAAAGTATGACGGCAAGCAGTGCCAAGCAAAAGGCATATTAAAAAATAATGGACGTTATATCTGCAAGCTTCATGGTGGCATGAGCTATGGTCAAAGAACTATTGAAGGCAAAATAAAAGCTTTAATGAATTTAAAACAAAATAAAAATAAAACATATGAAGAAATCAAAAGAAATATTCAGCCGTATTATTGAGCAAGTTGAATTAGGCACAACCTTGACGCAAGTTTGTAGATTAAAAGATATGCCAGCATTAACAACAGTTCATACATGGATGAAGCAAGATCAGAAGTTTAAAGAGCAGCTTCTTGATGCTAGACGCATTGGCGCTATGGTTTGGCTTGATAAAATGCAAGATATGTTAGACCAAGACACAGAACCAACAAAAGTACAGCTGTTAAGAGAAAGATTACATCACGCTAGATGGATGGCAAGCAAGCTTATTAGTATATTTGGAGATAAGCAAACAGTAGAGAATATAGGCGAACCAATTATAAAAGTAGTGTGGGATGATGGCAGTCTTGAAGGCAAACAGTCAGCACTCGCACGCACGTTGAGAAGTTCGGAAGCTGAAGATGACGAAACAAATGACACTAACACAATTAACTAAGGAATATATAGCTAGAGCAAGCGACTAGGTATCAATCAATCGTATATATACTGCCAAATTAATTGAAAAATGGCAGAAATCCGACCTCGATGCCATCCCAACAGCCGTGCCATTGTTTTATATATATAATGGGAGAATTAGACACTCATGACCACAGACATAGTTGCTGCCGTATTTTATGACGACAATAAAGATACTGTAACAGTAGAACTAACAAATTTTTTAAATAAGGATGAAGCCATGGAAACGGCTAATCTGATTATAGCTGCACTAGGTATTACAAAAGTAAACCCAATTAAAATTACAGAAACTTTGCACTAATGAAGCTAATTAAGATACCTTATACGCCACGACCACAACAAAAGATGCTGCATCAAAAGCTAAACGAATATCGTTTCGCAGTAGTATGTATGCATCGCAGAGGAGGTAAGTCCGTATTTGCGATTAACCATCTTATTAAGCTTGCACTTACAAGTAATAAAAAAAATTTTAAAGGAGCTATCTTCAGTCCGACAAGAATTCAAGCCAAGCTCATATGCTGGGATTACATCAAAGAATTTGCTAGAAAAATTCCTGGAATGAAGTTTAATGAAACGGAGCTGCGTGCAGATTTTCCGACTGGTGGAAGAATACAATTATTTGGTGCAGAAAATCCTGATGCTGCTCGTGGACAATATTTTGATTTTGTTGTTTGTGATGAATACGCACAAATGGACTCCAGGATGTTTGCCGAAGTAATCAGACCAGCTATTGCTGATCGTCTTGGAAGCTGCGTGTTCATAGGCACGCCACAAGGAATGGGAAATAATTTTTATGATCTATTCCAAGAAGCACAAAGTTTACCTGATTGGTTTACTTGTACCTTCAAAGCATCGGAAACTGGGTTAGTACCAAAAGAAGAATTAGAGTCAGCAAAAAAGCTGATGTCAGAATCACAATACCTTCAGGAATTTGAATGCTCTTGGACAGCAAATATTTCAGGTTCTGTATATGGTAAAATTATTGATCAGATGGAAGAAGATAAAAGAATATCAAATTTTCCTCATGATCCTGGTTATGAAACAACTTGCTTTTTTGATTTAGGAATTTCAGACCAAACAGTTATATTATTTACGCAGCAAATTGGGAGAGCTTTGTATGTGTTTGATTGTTATTCAAATAATAATCAATCCCTAGCTCACTACGCTGACTATATAAAAAAAACTGGCTACAATATAAAAAATTATGTGTTTCCACATGATATTGAACAACGAGAACTCTCAACTGGTCATTCCAGGAAAGAGTATGCGTATTCAATGGGGATGCGACCAATAAAGGTGTGTCCGAAACTATCCATAGAAGATGGTTTGCACGCTGGTCAGGTTTTATTAGCCAAGTCGTATATAGATCGATCTAACTGTAAACCTTTTTTGGATGCGATGAAATGGTATCATCGTAAATGGTTGGATAAGCAGCGAGTGTTTACAAAGCCAGTCCATGATTTTTCTTCGCATTATGCTGATGCGTGGAGAACAGCTGCCGTAGCTATTCAGGAACTAGACATGAATGAAAATAAGAGATTAGAAAAATTTGCACAAGGCACGAATTATAACCCCCTAGAAATAAGGAATTAAAACAATGGGATTTCTACGACCAAAAATACCACCACCTCCACCACCACCAGCACCACCACCAGTATTACCACCTCCTACTGTGGAACAAATGGAGCAAGCACAGTTAAATGAAATACGAGATCTAACGTACAAAAAGAAAAAAGGGTACACTGATACTATTTTAACTGGGAATGAAGGCGATGAGAGTGAAGCTAATGTTCATACAAACACATTGTTAGGAGAATAAATGCCTCATGTAAGTGGTCATAATATACATACTGATAATGCTGCAAGTAATGCAGCATCAAGTGCATATAATGCAACAGCAATTAGTAATGCTAGTGCTAATTATCCTCATGGTGTTACACATGAACAAGTAAAAGAGAGTATTAAAGAAAAAGTAAAAAATATTCTTGGTTTAACAACTGTACCTAACACACCACCACCAGGTACACCTTGGTCTGGTATGGACTCCTCTACATCGACTTATGCTGCTAATCTTGAAGGTAAAGATAAATGGATGTATGGCAAAGAAGCATCATATCATACCAACATGGAATTAGTTAATGCTGGATATGGCACATATAATGAAACTACTGGTAGTTTTACACTTTCCCCTGAAGGGTGGAAATTAAAATATGGTACATATACACCAGGAGAAGCACAAAATCCCCCAGCTATGGGAAGTGGAGATCCAGGAGGTATTTTAACAAGTATTCCAATTTCTAATAAAATGTTGCAACAACAAAATTATATTAAAGGAGCAGCTTTAGGTTTAGCTGGTGCATTTGCTGGTGGTAGTTTACCTGGAATAGCTATGCGAGCAGTATCAGCAAAATCTTTTGATGCTGCTAACCAAAAACCAGGGGAAGCATATGAAACGTACATGAATAAATTTAAAGCAAAACAAGAAGGAAAACAATTTACACAAACAAGCAATACATACGGCAAAAGTATTTTAGGATTAAGTAATGAGGTAACAAAAAATAAAGAGGAATTATTAGGAAATTAATTATGGATAATGCAAAAAAACTATCACATCAATTTGATAAATTAAAAGGCAAAAGACAAAACTGGGAAAGCCATTGGCAAGAAATAGCTGATTATGTTTTACCTCGTAGAGCTGATGTTAATAAAACTAGATCGCAAGGCGATAAACGCACCGAATTTATTTATGATGGTACAGCATTACACGCAGCTGAACTATTATCCTCCTCGTTACACGGAATGCTAACAAATGCTGCTACACCATGGTTCAGTATGCGTTTTAAGAACGAAAATTTAGCGATGGATGATGAAAGTCGAGAATGGTTAGAGTCATGTACCCAAACAATGTATATTGCTCTTGATAGGTCAAATTTTCAACAAGAGATCCATGAGCTTTATACAGATCTTGTTACCTTTGGTACATCATGTATGATGATCGAAGAAGATGAAGAAAAGTTTTTACGATTTTCTACAAGACACATTAAAGAAATTTATGCTTCAGAAAATGATAAAGGAGTGGTGGACACAATCCATCGTGAATTTAAAACAACAGCAAGAGCAGCATATCAACGATTTGGCGACAAATTACCTAAAAGATTAATTAAAGAAGCTAATGAAAATCCTTATAATGAAATAACACTACATCATTGTGTACAGCCAAACGATAAACAAAATCCATATAAAATGGCAAGTACCTCAATGCCTTTTATTTCAATTTATTATGATCACGAAGATAAAAAAATAATTAGCACATCAGGGTTTAACGAATTCCCATTTGTTGTACCACGATGGTTAAAATCATCATCAGAAATTTATGGTCGTTCTCCAAGCATGACAGCATTGGCAGATATTAAAATGATTAATAAAATGTCTGAAACAACTATTAAGGCAGCACAGAAGATGGTTGATCCACCTTTACTTGTGCCTGATGATAGTTTTGTATTACCAGTTAGAACTCAACCAGGGGGATTAAATTATTATCGTTCTGGTACGAGAGATAGAATTGAACCACTTAACATTGGAGCTAATACTCCAGTAGGATTACAATTAGAAGATCAAAGACGAGAAGCAATTAGACAAGCATACTTTGTTGATCAACTATTAATGTCGCAAGATGTACGAATGACAGCAACAGAAGTTATGCAGCGTAATGAAGAAAAAATGCGTTTACTAGCTCCAGTTTTAGGAAGGTTACAAGCAGAAATGTTACAACCTTTAATCACAAGATCTTTTAATATTATGTTAAGGAAAGGTTTATTACCAACACCCCCAGTCAGTTTGCAAGGCAGCACAATAGACATTGAATATGTATCTCCTTTGGCTCGTTCGCAACGTACTGGGGATGTGCAAGCAATACTAAGATCATTAGAAATTATCACACCATTGGCGCAAATGTTGCCAGTTATGGATTACCTAGACTCAGATAAATTAGTTAAACATATTACGGATGTCTTAGGTGTACCAAGAAAAGTTTTACGATCTGATCGAGAAGTTGCTGAGATTAGAGAACAACAACAGCAAGCTCAACAGCAGCAAGCACAATTAGATCAAGCATCACAAATGGCTGAAGCTGGAGGTAGAGCTGCTCCGTTGTTAAAGGAGTTAAGTGGCTAAAAAGCAAGAAGAAATAATAAAAGAAGCTAGACGAAATTATAAAATAGTTTTTGGTTCTAAAGAAGGTGCTGCTGTTTTAGCAGACTTAGAAAATAGAACTGGAATACACAACTCTACGTTTGATCCTGATCCATATAGATCAGCTAACTTAGAAGGAATGCGAGCCGTTACATTATTTATTAAATCAATGTTAAAGGAGAACAAGAATGGCTGAAGAACAGACAACTGCACCAGAAGTGCAATCTGAACCGACTATAAACGAACAAGCACCAGTAGAAACACAATCTTTTATTGACACGCTACCAGAAGATATACGAGAAGATGCGTCTTTAAAAAATTTTACCGATGCTGGACAACTAGCTAAAAGTTATGTCCATGCACAGCGAATGGTAGGTGCTGATAAAATGGCAATACCAACAAAAAATTTTACCGAAGAAGATTGGCAACAAACATTTTCTAAATTAGGCGTACCTGACTCGCCTGATAAATATGATGTCAAATATAATTTAGCAGAAGGTCAAAGTGATGAACCAGTTAAAAAATTTGTAGCGAATGCACACAAGCTAGGTTTATTACCTCAACAGGTCCAGGGAGTTCTAGATTATTATACACAGTTAGAAACTGGAGCTGTTGAAACAGAACAAAAAAACTTAGAATTACAAAAAATAAATAATGAAGGCGAACTAAGAAAAGAATTCGGTTTGGCTTATGATGACAAAGTAAAATCGGCAAATAATGTTTTTAAAAATTTTTTTGCAAATGATTTAGCTCATGTAAAATTACAAGATGGTACATCGATCGGTAATCATCCTGGATTTATAAAAGCGTTATCAAAAATGTCAGAAAATTTTAGTGAAGATACAATTAGTGCTGGACAAGAAACAGCTGGTAATTTAACACCATCTGAAGCACAAAAAGAAGTTACAAAAATCATGGGAGATCAATCACATCCATATTGGTTGAAAGATCATCCAGGTCATGCTGCTGCTGTTAAAGAAGTAGCTGATTTACAAAACATGATACATCCGAATTTAGAAGGGTAGTGCGAAAGCATCCTTCTTGACCATCTGAATAGTAGAGCAACTA